TCCGTCTGATCTTTCAGATTGTACGTCGGGGCCTTGCGCCAGTCTTTCGGGGAGAAATTGAACACGCGTTCGATCGGCTTGTTCGGGTAATTGTGATTCCACATTTCCCGATACAGATGCAATTGCAGTTCGTGTTCTTCGAAGAATCCTTTGCGGCCCGATTTGAAATCCACGATGGCCGTGAATGTCTTGGCCGTTTTCGGATCAGTCATCACGCACGGGAGATCAAGACAACCCGCGTAATGGAATTCGGGATGCACCAAACCGATTTCAACCGCAAGCGGCTTGACGTTGTAATCCTTGACGAATTGAGCGAACGCCAACACGTCTTTTCGAATCCGGATGATCCACTGATTGAACAGGGATTCGGGGACGTTTTCGCGCTCCATATAGTCCAACAGGACGGCCGGCACGTTGTCGAAATCGTATCGCCGGTTGATGATCAGTTGTTCGAACTGGCCGTGCATAAACGTTCCGTATGCGGCCGCGATGTCGCGTTTCTCCGTTGAATTCTCCTTGCCATTGGCAACCATCCAATCCAACAACGCCGGCGGCGTCGGCATTACTTGTTTCAACAACGTGGTAACGGACGGGTAGAATTCCGGTTCGCCGTTGGCGTCGAATCGGTAGTAATACCGGTATCCATCGGAATTCAACTGATACAACCGGTACGCCGGTTCCTGTAACGCATCCGTGTTGAAATAGACGGCGCGGATTTCTTCGACCGTCATTCCGGGGAACAGTTCTTTCGCCTGTTCGGTTTCCGGGGCCATCATCGCAGCCAATGTGGGATCAATAGTGTTTTCTTTCATCGTATCGCCTGTAATTAAAGTTTCTTGGTTTTCCGGTAATCCCGGATGAACAATGCGCACAACGTGCCGGAAATAATCGCCGTGAGTATGTGGCACGGGTTCCAAAAGATGGAAACAATGCTCAACACGAAGATAATGCCGGAAATGACGGCCCAAAAGATTGCAGTAACTTTGTCCATATCGCTATTCATTTGAAATGCCAAAAAGGAAATCAGCCGAACATCCCGTCATATTGCAGATGATCGGGACCCAATCGGGATTGATCTTCGTGGTCTTGCCGGAACACAACGCGGTCATATTGACCTGTTGCGCCGCCGGCGTGGAATCCGGCCACAACTTTTCGGCAATGTCTTTCTTCAACACTTTTTCGCCCCTTTCTTTGGCGCGGGCAATCGCCTGTTCAATTCGCATCATAATCAATCATCGTATTTTATTGTTGAACCGCACACGCGGCATTTGTAAACAGTCTTTTCGGGGATAAAGGAATTCGGGACGTAGTAATCGCCATCGTGCAATTCGCGGCCCTCATTCTCAAAGAATTTCAGTTCGCCCCCACATTCCGGGCAATCGCCATCGCCCATCACGATACAATCGCAAAACGCGTCGAACGTTTCCATCGTCATCGCTGGAACACAAAGATATTCGATCAGCGCGGAAACCACGTCGAAAACGTGTGCGTTCCCCGTGGCCATAATGACCGGCAATCCGTAATTCTCCGGATCGTCAACAAGCAATCCGGAAACGACCATCTTATTGCCAAGCAATTTCGAAAAGATGTTCAGATCAACCGCGTCCAAGTTGATGGCCGCCGCAACCTTTTTCAAGTTATCGTCAATCTTGATTTTCATATTCTGTGTTTAACTATCCGAATGCAAAGATAGGCATTTATTTTTAATTTCCAAAACTTTTGGCATAAATTGTTGCGCTTTCAACCGAAACACCAAAAACGCAACTTTTGGCGAAAATGGGAGCAAAAATAATTTTAATAATTCGAAAAACGGCCACACGCGGCATTGTGGCCATACGTTCCCGTCCCTGTTTAAAAATGCGGCGGAAATGGACACGAAACCAAAAGACGTATAATTTACCATCCGGCCCGTTTACGGTGCTTAAATCGGCCTTAAATTCGATTTTCTATTTTATGGCCTAAACGAAAAACCGGCCACGTTTCACAACGGGGCCGGGGTCATATGAAAGAGTATCAAACAACCTACACGGCAAAGATAAAAAACCCGGCCGTATTTCGCAACAGGGCCGGGAAAACCAATATGAATCTAACTTTCTCCAATTCGCAACAAAGATAGCAAAAACCCCGGAAACCATCACGGCGTCCGGGGAAAACAGTAACACTAATGAATAATGAAATGGACCGGTAGAACCCCGGTGCGTTCACTCCCTGTAATCGTCATAGATTTCGATTTCCGGCATATCGTTCAGTTCTTTTTCATACGCCGTCCCGACGATTAGTTCGTTTTCGACCTCATCGCGCAATGCGATCAATTCATCCAGTGTGTTGATGTCAATGTACCACACGCGAACGTCATTAGCCCGGCCGCCAAGATGTTCGCCGCCGTATGCCTTTTCACACGGCTTTTCTTCGCCGTCAAAATTGGACGTTCGTTTGATTCTGAATTTCATATCTATTTGCGTTTGATTCGTTTATACTTTTCGGACTTCTCCTTTATTATGCTTGATGCGAAGAAAAGCGCGGATCGAATCATCAAAGGACCTCCCATTATTCGCGTAATCGTAACAAACGATGTGTTCCTTTTCTTGCTCATACCTGTTCGTTTTCTATTCCGATCGCTTCACGCATAAGCGCGGCAATTTCTTCCAGTGTTTCGTCGGCAACATATAACGGGCATACACCATCGAACGGGGTTCCGTCCGTCATAATGTTTGTATGGTTTTGGCCGTCCGTAAAGATGCTAACGATGTGGTCCACGTTCAAGATGAACGCATCGCCCTTGAAATGTAGTGTAATAAAAACTATCATAACACTATTTCTTTTTCGATTTTTATGAGTTATTTCGAATATTCTTTACCTTTTTGAACAGGTCTTTGTCCCACGCGCGGACAAATTCGCCGCCGCAAGATTCCGGGCAATCGTTATAAACGAAAGTGCCGTCGGAAGATAGTATTGCGTCGCAAATCTCAAAAAGCAACTTTCGGTCTATTTTTACATAGGGTTTCATTCTGCCAACTTCTTTAAATCCTCAATCGTAAGTTCCGGGCGCACGAATCGCACGTCGTGGTGGCGAATGCGGCATATTTCGTGCTTCCGGCCGTCCTCCTGTTTGTCAATCGTTTCGATGCCGTAGCCCCGGAATGACTGCGTAATCCTGCACACTTCGTGCGCCGGGATAACATCGCCGTAGTTATTACGGTGTTCGTCAAGTGTTACCACTAATGCGCCCATAATCTTGCGCGGTTTTCGCGTGAACGCAAGCAAATAATCTAACGTGAATTTGTCAAGTCCCAATTTCATTGTTCGAATATGTTTAATTGTGTTCCAATTTTCGCTTTTCCTAATATAAAATCGCAAATGAAATTACGCGCGTATTCTTTTGTAATCAATGATCGCGTTTCGTTACATATCCCGCCACCTTTCACTCCCTTTTCGTCAAGAATGCGGCGCGCCTTGTGTAGTTTCTCAATCGTTGTGTTTGTGGTCGGCTCGCAATTCAAATACCAATATCCGGTCGGTTTCTTGTATATGTCCCCGCGCAATGTCCTGTCATTGTCAATGATTGTCGGCTGAAACAAAAAATTGCCACGGAGAAAGGTTTGCATACTAAACGGGTTTTCCATTATGATCCGAAACCCTTTCATATCGCACACGGCAAACATCATCACGGCGATACGCCAAAATCTTTCACGATTTTCCCCGCGCTCCAATATCTTATCTGCCTTTTCCTTTATAGAAAGCCGCCGATAATTGTGTGCATACCACCCCATTGAGATTTGCGACATACAGTCGAAATATATGCAAGGGAAAAACGCCATAATCAAATCATCGCGAGTAATTGAATCAAAGACACTTTGCCCCCCCTATACGCGGTTTCTATCTCGGCAAACAAATCAATAACGTGATCGGTCTGCCCGAAGTTGTTTTGAATATCGTAATCTTCTGCCGGGATGCCAAGTTTGATAAACTCATTCTTGAACGTGCCGGATTGTTCGAAGAAACAATGTACTTTGCCGTTAATCTCCATATCTATTCACTATCTGCGTTACAGACTACGATTTGTTTTTCCGCGCGCTTTGAAATGTAATTGCCGCAAAGTAAACAAGACGTCGAACCGACGCGAATTGTATTATAACGGCCTTTCTTTCCAAACGGGCAGTCAGTAATACAAATGTTGCCTAACTTTTTATACTTGATTTCCATTCCTGTTTCCTTTATTGGGGCCGGATGCCCGGCCCCGGTTTATTATATTTGCTTGCCACGCCCGTTTACTGAATATCGGGCCGAAATCTCGTTGTGGGCGCGTACCATTTCGCGTAATGTGTCAATCCAACTTGAAGCGTCCGCAAAGGAAAGTTCCTTGTAATTATTGCGTAACCATTCCAATTTTTCGTAAGACGTTCCGCCCGCCCGCTTGATGCGCTTTAACAAACTTTCAATGTACTTTGTTTGTGCCGGTGTTGCCATAATGATTTGATTTTGTGGCCCGGGTTGCCCCGGGCCGGTGTTGTTATTTATCGGATGCAAACATTTTCTTCGAAAAGCAAATTGACCATTCTTTCGGACATTTCGTGTTCGCCCTCAATATCTTTGTAGAATGTTCCTTGATTAACGCCCATAGAATCATATTTAACAATAACGGCAATTTCGTTAAAGTTGGCGTCAAGTCCTTTTTTTGTGATGTTCTGTTTCATTTCTTTGTTCTTTACCGGGAACCGGCCCGGGCCGTTGGATTCATTCCCGAATCCGAAAGCAAAGATACAACCTTTTTTCTAAAAACCAAAAGTTTTGCAATAATTTTTTGATTTTTTTTCACTTTTTTTCACTTTGGCCGCAAGATTCCGGCCGGAAGCCGGTATATTTGCATACAGGAACCCCAAAAATTCAATCGTTATGCCAATACACAAAACGGCCGGGGGTTGGCAATGGGGCCAAACCGGCAAAGTTTATCCAACCAAAGCGCAAGCGGAAGCGCAAGGGCGCGCCGTTTATGCGTCCGGATACAGGGAAAAGACCACGCAAACCAAAAAGAAATAGGGAATTCCCGAAAAATTACCCGAAATTCCCTATCTTTGTTGCGTCTTTTTACCATCGTATCGCCCCCACGGTATTTTGACCGCCACGCCCGGATTCGTTCGGGCGTGGTTTCGTTTTCCTGTTCCGGCCCGGTTGGCCCGTCAACAGGTCCCGGCGCAAGCATCCGCAAGATCGCGTCTTTCCGTGCATCAGATTCCGCGCCGGAACGTCGAATTCAACCCCGCAATCACATCTGACGTGCCACAATGCGCCGCCGCTTTCGTCTGATCCAACGAATTTGATGGCCATTAGGCGTTCGAAGCGCATTCCGGCCAAATTCTTGTGCCGGTTCCGGGCCTTTCCGGCCCAATCACAGGAAACAATGTCGGAAATCGGTTTTCCGATGGTCCTGTTGTCGGCATAACACCGGCCGTTCCGGTAACTGCGCCGCGAACATTTCTTGCATTGGATTCGTTGCATTGATTCTTTCGTTAAATTGATCCCGGCGGCGGATTCGAACCGCATCTTTTGCGCCCTATGAAACTACACCAAACCACAATGACATTGACAAGGGCCGAACGTTGTGACCAATCACACCGCGCCGGGATATATTAGATTTCTTCGTCAAGATAGACGGGGATTTGCCGGCCATCTAACTTGTCGGCGATCGCACGAATATCGTCTGCGTGTTCCTTTTTACACGCCACGATCGCGCGTGTCTCCACCCCGTCATAGAACAAGTATTTGTCTTGCGCGTGGGACAACAACGCGTAATGGAATTGATGTTGCCTTTCGCGCTTTTCGAACTCCACGCCGACAAACGCAAGTTCCTTGCAGTTCGTTTTGTATGCTGAACGCAGGAGTTCATCGTATTGCATCCGGCGTGTCCGCTTTTCACTTTTCTTTGCCATTGTCTTGGTCTGTTAATTTCACAAAGTTGTAAAGGAACGCGCCGAAAAGGTGACAAATTGGGCCAATCCGGAAACATTGTAATTGCAATTCACACTTTTTACATTTCCGTCGCTGGTCAGCCGCCGCAACCGGCGTGTATGTTACGCCGTCAATAATAATCCCGTTCTTAATTTCTTGTGCCATTACTCCGAATCGTTTTCAATGTGAATTGGATTTAACTTAACGTGTGTCGGTTCAAGCCCACACCCGAAACAACACCAGCCGTCAAAAATCGGTTCCCCGCACTTGGGACATTCTCCAACAATGGGCGGGCAAAAACGAGACATCGCGGAAATTAATCTATCCTTTGTCATTGCTCAGTCAACTTTTGTAGTTCTTCCAACGGAATCCAAATGCCGTTGTCTGTGATCTTATACTGTTCCGGTTTCATATTACCAAAGTATTGCGACCAACAACGCCGTCAATAGGCCCAATATTGCCATTAACACGTCCCGGCAAATTTGCCGTTGGCGGGCCGTCGGCAATTTCTTAACTATTACTTTGACCTGTTCGCCATCGGCAAACATCTTCCACGTTTCTTCCGGCAATGTCGCATAATATCGGCCATAACGGCAAATTACGCGTTCAATCGTGTTAATTTGTTTCATAATTACGCCTTTAAAGGAGAGCTCACCCAAACCACAATAACGGCAAGTACCATAGCAAGCGCAACGCCAATCAACGCGCCGTCAACGCGGGACGCGTGAATTGACGCGTATTCAGCGAACGAATACGGGTATTTCTCTCGCTTGAAACAAACGAAACGATACCCCAATACCAAAAGTTCGATTGCCACGGCAACCAGCGCAATAGTAAATGCGCAGTCAATAAAAGTTGTATTCATATCTGATTGTTTTTAGAAATTTATGCAACGTAGAAACTGATTCTGATGCCACGGCGCAAGCGGCATACGACCTTATCATCCATCGTGGAAAATGCGCGATCCAAAAGACGGTTGGTCAATTCGATGTCGTTGACCATTCGGAGCAGACCGGACACGCCAACCAGTGTGTTGACCTTTTGTCCCTCAAAAGTCCCGGCAACCTTGATCTTGAAATTGTGGTTGATGTTTCGGGTTGTGTACTTTAACGTTTCCATTTCTTTTCATCGCTTCCGGGAACCGGCCCGGTCAGTGGTTCGTGTATCGAATCCGATGGCAAAGGTAATAACTATTTTTTTAATTTCCAAAGGTTTCGCCATAATTTTTGCAATTTTCAGTTAAATTTTCATTTTCTCCGATTTAACGGCCTTATAGCGGGCCGCCGGTATCGTTATCCATCCGACACGTTCACGGGCAAATTTGGCCGTCAAAATCGCTTCGTCGGGCCGGAAATGAAAAAACGGCCGGATTTCACAACCGGGCCGTTTCTCTCTAAAACCTAAAACCGTTATATCCTCTTTCCTTGACAAAGATAGTTACTTTTCGATTACGATGTGTTCCAGTCCAAGAATTTCCGTATGCGGATTCTTCGACACGGCATTCATTTCCCGTGCCTTGACCTGTTTGGTTTTCCAAAGGAATCCCAAGAATCGTTTGTATTGGACCGTTTCGGCGATCAGCAAGGAATCCCGATTGACCAACGTTCCAGTAAATTCGTCGGCCGTCAGAACCCCGTTGAAATCAAACCACGCATCGCCGCAATGGACGGCCACGGCCGGGACCAATACGGAATCTCGGATGATCGTGGTGTCCTTTGGCGCGGAACGCAATTCGATGATCGTTTGTGCCTGTGTCTTGTTCACGGCTGCCAAATCGTTGTTGCGCTTCTTCAATGACTGAATCATCGCGGCATCTTCCGCCCGGAACCGCCTGTATTCGCTGATGGACAGTTCAAGCGATTGCACCCGTGCCGCGCTCAACGAATCAGCAACCCGGAACCGTTCGACGTCTGACAACAACGTTTCCGTGTTGTTCCTGTACCGGTCCCGTTCGGCCGTGATCCGTTCAATCTTCTTGCCTTGCCAATAAAAGGCAAATGCGACGGCCAAGATAATGGCCGCCGCAATCGTCAGTTTGCGCAACATTAGCCGCCGAACGAAACGCGGTCCGTGGAGTTGTACGCCCATCCGTCGGCGGTCCGGTCATAAGACACGGTTTCCGCGCCGGCCGCGTCAACATACGTCAAGCAAAGGCCCTGTCCGGCCCCATCGCTTTTGTACGAAACGGTGTACGCGTGTTTCTGAACGCCCGTGACCTTGACAACCTTATCGCCGGCGTTCAGCGCGTCCAGTTGTGCGGCGGTCATCGCGGTAATGTCGGCAACCTCAATCGCGGCCGCGCCGGCCAATGCGGAAAGGATGTCGGCAAGTGCGCCGCCAAGATCAATTTGGTTTCCTTGACCCGCGATCTTCGCGGCAATCAAGTTTTGCAGTGCAATTTTGTCCATAAAGCAAAGAAATTAAAAGGTTTGTGCAAATGTAGTTATTTTCGGTTCGCAACGCAAACCGCAATTGGAAATTCCGCGCGGACATCGAAACACGGGCATTGCTTTATCCATTCGGCCGGCTCAATTTCGCCGTCCCCATTTTTGTCCGGGCTTGCGTCCCTGTGTCCCAATATGTCAACGATTCCCGGGTATGCAACCAACAGTTCGTCGTATATCAACGCGGCCATTGACAATTTTTGTGCATCCGTCCGCGTGTCCGCCGCAATCGGGTTGCCCCGCTTGTCCAACTTGGCGACGATTTGGCCTTTACTGTTCGTCGTGGATTCAAGCCCGCCAACGTAACAGATACCAATGGAATGTTTGTTATACGATTTCCCGGACGTCCCGGCCGTGTTGCAATGTGCGCCGTCCATCGTCAAAGGCCGGCCAACCTCAACCGTTCCGTCCAAGTCAATAACGTAGTTGTAGCCGATACGTTTAAACCCGCGCTTTATGTGTTCGCGCTCAATGTCGGCGGCCTTTATGTCTTTGCCGGCCGGCGTCGCGGAACAATGGATTACGATTGCGTCCACATCTTCTTTTTTCATTTCGATTCATCCTTTGCGGCTTCGAAATCAATGCCTGTTGATTCCTCAACCTTTGTTTTCATAAATCTCCTCAACCATCGGAAAACGGGATGATCGGAAATGACCGCCGCGTTTTCAAGAAATGACCAAAATTCGACGCCACAACAAAAAGCCGTGAACCAATTGGCCAATCGTAGATGTACATCGCCGGGGATCACGCGGTCAAGCATTTCGGCCATCACGATACCGAACAGGATTAACACCAATTTGTATATGGTGCGCCACGCCTTGACCGATTCAAAAGCGAACTTTCCGCCTGCTCGCTTTGCGAGAACGGCGGATTTCAAACAGCCGGTTGTGAAATCAACGAATTCGAACACGAATACCGTAAGAATCAACGGGAGCAAATCGTCGCAAATGAGCGCGGCAAGACTTGCAAAGAATCCGGCAAACATCTTGTTGGGATATAAATTGAAGTGTAACATAGGCCGCTATATCTTTTAAATGCTGACAATAGACAAATCGTCCATAAGTTTAAGCACCTCTTCCATATCCAATACGGCTTGACAAACGCAGTTCCCGGACGGATATTCCTCGGAAACGTGGACAAAACCGGAATACGAAGTTGCGCCCTTTGTTGAGTTGTATATTATCAGTTTCCCGTCCACCACCTTTGCGAACGGACGGTAACTTGTTGCGCATATCGGATATTCGTAAAATACAAAGTTTTCGGAATCCGGATCTTTCTTTGCAAGAAACAATTCAAGTGCTTTATTGATTCCGTTGCTTGTACCTCCCGCGATAAGGTACACATCGCCGTTATACTCAAATAGGCCGCCGTGCCAAATATTCGCAAGGCCCTCCACGGATGCGTAGCCCGCGTACTGATATGTCCCGTCAATCGTGGCACTTTCGATGATCTTGATGTGGTAGGTCTCGTTATAGCCGCCCGCTTCGACAAGATAAAGACGATGTTTGTTGTTGGCAAAAAGATACATCGGGCATAGATCATCGCCCAAGTCATCTGACCCATATACCATTTGTTTCGCCGACCAAGTTACCCCATCAGAAGATTTTGACACATAGATAGCCGTCCGGTATCCCGTCTGCGACGATGCGCGTGTACGCCAAAAGCAATACAAATAGCCGTTATAGTAGACGAGTTCCGGATCGGAGTTGTAGCCGCCCGTCGGCGTGCCGTCAATCGGATTGCCGGCAATCGCAGTGAAACCGGAGACCGGAAACACGCCATCAACAACATCGGCGTAGAAGATGCACGGGTTTTCGTATGGCTCGCCCCCGCCCTGCAAAGATTGCGGATAGGGCGAGGCCGCAAGCCAAAAATTATGCCCGCCGAATCCGCCCGGAATATAGGCAAAACTCGGATGCACTATGTCCTTTATACCGCTCGGGACACCTCCGGTGTTAGGCAGGTCGACGAGCGCGAATTGGTTGATTTGCGCGGCGCACCAATACTGATTTTGCAGTTTGTCAATTCGTGCCATATTATTCCATATTTATCGTTTTCTTGTTGCCATTCTTGTCATAGAAATACAAAACCCCGTCCTCCACAAATAGCGCGCTCTTTCCCTTTGTCGGCGTGCGAAAATTCTCGTTCAAGTAGAGGATTTCGGTTTCGGAAACAAGGGTTTTTACCTTGCTGAAATATACGCGAGCCATTCGGCAGATAGAGCGGATGAAACTGGCAGCAAGTGTGCCGACCTTTGCATCATCAATCTTGCCGACTTCGGTGTAAATGTGCGGAAGCGGGTAGGTTACCGAATTGTCCACGATCTCGATTTCGTTATAATCCGCATAGAAAAATGCCTTGATAATTTCGATTTTCAAGTCAGCGACGGCGATAACCTTATCAACAAGGTTGTTTGCATACTGGTCTTGATTGGGGATTGAGATATACGCACGGAAAGCGTTATAGGGCGTTGCCGCAATATCGCCAATTTGTCCGCTTATGTCGAAGTCCGTCCACGTCTCGTTTTGTATGGGGTTGTAGACGGAGAATTGCGGCACGTCCGATGCGCCGGGGTATTTGCCCTCTTTTTCCCACGCAAAAGTGACCGGGATCGACGAACCGGAATACGGCGAATCTCCCTTACTTGCGTAGACCTTACCGCGCACGCGGATAATGTCGGTGTCGGAGAAGTTCTCGCGGAGTGCCGTGCTGATCTTCAAATTCAGCGATGGGTTGTACTTGGAAGCAAATTTCCGATGCTCATAGATATATTTGCCGAGACCCGTGTCATACACGATACGTCCGAGACCGCTCGATTCATACGTCTCGGCGTAGACGGCCCCATCCTTATTCAGCATCGACGGAGACGAGAACGGGAATGCTTGCAGGATATTCCCGGAGCAAATTACGCGGGATGCTTTCCGGTGGTTGCTCACAAGTGTATAGGCGAATGGGTGCGCGTCGCGGTTGAATACCACGTCGGCAAAGTAGAACGACGAATTGACGGACAGCGCAACGTTCATCGACTGGATGATAGCCGTGTTAAAACGCAGGAAACAATATTTGTCACCGTTATAGAGCAAGTAGGCGGCTTTCGGCGCATCGGTGTCAATTGTGAAAATCTTATCACTGCCTATTTGGATGCGGAAGTCGAATCGCCCGTTTGCATATTTGGCCAAACGAATCTGCAACCCGTCGGCGGCCGTGTACCCGTCAATGTAAATTTCGTCGATTAGGAGAGCCAGCGCGTTTTTGGATTCTCCAAAGTTCTCCAAGTTGGAAAACAAGCGCGCGGCGTTCGCCCTCGCTCGTTCCGGTTCCATAGGCACCGCGTCGACTACTTTCTCGCTTCGTATTACGGCCGTTTGTGTGCCTGTGCCAATCAGCGCGGAAAGATTCGCCGGGTTGAATTTAATATAGATAATCTCCGTTGCATCGTTCTGCCCTTTTATGAGATGCCAGTTGTTCCCGGTGTCCGTTATGGTAGAATTGTCCGCAATAATAACCCCGCCTTTCTTGATGGATGCGCGGGTCGGCGAGACTTGAAAAAGTGAATAGTCCGCTTTGGGGTCACCGTTTATGATAATTATATCTTCAATAAACCCGAATTGTGACACGTCGAATGTGCTTTTTGCAATATCGAAAACAACATTGTCGCGCTTCGAAATTGCAATTTCTTGTTCTGCAACTTTATTTGCTGACGCGGCTCCGGTTATTTCCTTGCTCCAACTTGTCCCGCTTCCCTTGATTATTGCGACCTCGCCGGGGTTGACCACGATGCCGTCGAAGTTGACGTATGTCCCCGCAGTTGATGCGATGTAAAACACCTTTTGGTCCGGCGTACCGGGGTTTGTGGTCAACGTAGCAACACCAACAAATTGATAACCCGCGCCAAGAGAATTGATCATTGACAACAAAACTGACTGCAAGATTTCGCCAGTTATTGCGTTGCTCCCGTTCTCCTTGATAACGGCTTCGATCGCCGCTTTCAAAATTTCATATTGTCCCATATTATTGGTTGTTAAAATCGTCGTTGAAATCACTATTGAAATCGCCGCGTTGTTGTTCACGCAGATATGCCAAAGAAAGTTTCTTCGCAACCGTATTCGTTTCGAATTCGGCCGAAACCGCCGCGACATCCCCGTTACTTTCCCATTCGGGCGTCAACAGGAATGAATCGGGGAAATATACTTGGCCGCCGTTCGTGATCTTAACGTGGTCCGCCATACGGATAAATCGCATAACGTCCAACATATATTCAGACGCCAAGAAACTGAATTTGTATTTCTTTTCGGAAATCATCTTGACCGGGAATAAATACCCGTCCCGTTGTTCGACATCTTCTTCAAAGACATATTCCGGTTTTGCGATTTCCGCTTGCAGATATGCCACGTTCTTGAACGCCGGATCGGTATAGACGATTCGCCCCGCGTCCATCACGAAATCCGCGTCATCCCACCATTCGATTTTCAGATACGGCGCGATGTCATTTACAACCGTGAACACGTCAGAATACCACGTTTGCGTTCCGTCTGAAATCCGGGCGTAATATTGGCCATCTGCGAATTGCGTGAACACCGGCAACAGGCCCGGAAACACGATCACGTCATATCCTAACGTTGCAAATTGCTTGAAATAAATTCCGGCTTCGTTGATCTGTTGCGTGAACGTCCCAACCAAAACGCCATCTTTCGTGTAAACCTTGAAATCAGAAATCGTGGTTGTATTCCTGTGTTCCCGGATAATTTGGAACGGCAAAAGGAACATCGCCGGCGTGAATAGCGGATATATGCGCCCGAAAGTCCACCATTTCCGGGCGTTCTGTTGCTCAATGGATTCGTACCACGGCAATACGGATAAATTGTTATTCGGTGTCATATCTCAATGTCGCGTCAGCAAACCGACTGCACAAATTTAACGATAATTTTTCTAACATTCCATTGCCTATCAACGTAGTAACCAATTTTTGCATATCGGGATCGTTGTAGCACGGGAACGTAATAGACTGCGTTTTCAATTTCTTGACGCCCGTTGCTTGATATGCAACGCCATCAATTTCGTATCGCTTCGCCGGCATATCCCAATTGTAATAGATTTGCAAATACGCAAACGAAAGTGGCCCATTTTGAAGAATTGCGCCATTCATATTGACATACGGTATTTCATATTTTGAACCGCGCAATATTGATAGTTTAACGTTCTTGACAGACAACACATTTGAACCGCCTTTTCCCAAATAAAGGTATTGCGTATTTCTTGGCAACGTTATTTCAAGTGTTGTGCTTTGGAGATAGCCAATACTCGCGCCGGTATCATCATAAATCGTTGCGCCGCCACTTGCAAACGCATCCATATTTGTTGCCGACACTTTTACTTTTTCGCCAGCAAAAAAGTCTGAATAAATATAATTTCTATATGTCGAACCCGGCGTTGTTTCGACTGTATTCTCCAATAATATTCTTACGCCACACAACAACGCGAAACCATCTTTCGAAACCGCCGACGGATTCAATAAAATGTAATCAACATCAGATGTGAAATTCCCAACGGAAATTTGTTCAATCTTGTTCGGATCAACATATCCGGAAAGAATATCAATCGGCGAACCATCGAATTGCTTTGTTACGCCATCCATCCAACCGAACTGATAGCGCGACGCCATTGCCGGTTTTTCGAATTTGTATTTGGTCGTGTCAAACGACCACGGTTTCCCGTTGCGCGGGTTCAGCATCGCCGTCAAATCAATTCCGACGGACGGCAAATAGGAATACGAACCGCCACGGCGGAAGAATTCAACGTGTTCGATCCGGAACCGCTTTTCTTCGTCAATGAACCAGTAACACCGGTAGCAATCACGCAACATATTCAACACGTCCGCCAACTTGATCGGGGCTTTTTGCGCGGGCTGATCATAACCGGCGTTGACCAAATTGGATTTCGGCGTGATGAACAAGTGATGCGAAACGCCAGTCAACGGATCGTTTTCGGCATACAGGAACCGGGAATAATTCGTCGAATCTTCGTGCGTGATGTCGGGCGCAATTTGGCCCAACAGGACCGAAATAACGGACGCAATCGGATATGCGTCACGCAACGTGAATTCGGCGCGGGCTTCCTGTTCGATCGACCAATCAAACGCATAAAATGAGAACCACACAGAAACCGCGCCCCAAGAATTACGGGCAATTGGAAAGAAATCACTAATCCCCGGTATGTACGGTTTTTCATAATATTCGCCGGGCTGATACAATCCCCATTCCGTCGGCGTTGATGTCGTGCGCGAAGAAAAGAAAATTGTGTCCGGGAACACATATCCGATGACGCGCGAATAATTGCGGTTGTTTTCCACAATGTCATTAGCCGGCAATTCGTTTGTTTGAACGCCGGCAATGCTATCAACGTCGCACACATAACGCGAATAAACGTTGATGTCGTGAATGTACAGATCAACAGTTCCAGTTGCGCCGGAACCGCTAACGGGTTGCAGGGTAATAGACAAAGGCGGCGCGGACGGGGCCGGGACATTCGTTTGGGCATACTGCCACATCACTTGATTGTCAGAAACACGAATGATCTGCCAATAGTTTGCGCTTCCGCCACTCTGTACAATTCTCTCAAAATGGAACTTATACGCACCGGTCACGAAATCTTGCGTGTCTGATTCCGTTCCCGGCTTTGTCCCGGAAAAAGATACGGGTATCGTCGGCGCTCCAGTCTGCGATACATCAATAACGCGTTCAGAATCGGCCAATGCAAAAAAGAAATCATTTACCAATGCGCTTTCATTAGATTCCGGCGTGCATTCCTGTTCCCACCACATACCGGAAAGGAAACAGCCAATCGAAGATTGACCCGGAATGTACACTTGGATCATTGGCCGTTTGTCCATCTTGACAGGCACGATTTCCGGGGCAAGACTGATTAAATCGAATTCTTTTTCCAACCCGACGATGACGGCGTTGTAATCGTCATCCGTTGTCGGCGTAACGGTCACAACCTTGTCATCGTCGTTGAATTCGCAATCGGTTTTGTAAAACTTTCCTTTCCAATACGGCGTCCACGTTTGGCCACGATCATACGAAATTTGCATCTGCATTTTGAATTCGTGGTCGAATGCTTGCGCGACAATATAGGCGTAATCCGGCCCCGTGAATTTCAGTTGGCCGGATAACTTGCGCCGGA